GATAGTACACAATTATTAAGTAATCCAACTCCTTTATCAGATGTTGAAGCGGTGTCTGATAATATTACAGATATAGCATTTAATAAGAATCCATCTGATACAGTCAATGCTTCAGATGTACTTACATTTGAGTCTGGAAGGACTCTAGAAGATAGTATAAATATTAGTGAAGCTGGTACAGCTGCACTTAACCCATACTCAACCGGATATTTTGCACAAGAATATACCGAAGGTATAACAACGTTCTAAAGGAGACTAAGAAATGAACACGAACGAAGTTTTACACCCAAAGGGTGAAGTTTCGATCCAAGTTTTTGACAAGGATGGAAAACTTAAAGAAAAACTACATATCCCTAACTTGGTTGTTCAATCAGGTAGAGATTTTATTGCATCACGCATGGAAGGCACAACTGATGCTGTAATGTCACATATGGCTGTTGGTACAGATAATACATCTGCAGCAAATGGAGATACAACTCTAGGTGCAGAAGTTGGCCGTGTGGCATTAGATTCAACTGGGGTTTCAAACAACATCGTTACTTATACTGCAACATTCCCTGCAGGTACTGGTACTGGCGCATTGACTGAAGCTGGTGTATTTAATGGTGCAGCTGCAGGCGATATGCTTTGCAGAACAACTTTTGCTGTAGTTAATAAAGCAGCAGCAGACTCAATGATTATCACTTGGGCAATTACAATTTCATAATTTGAGAGAAACTAAATGACTGCAGTCATCGCACAAACATTCCATACAAGTTTAGCTGAATCTGTTTATGAAGAAATTCAAAACAGAACTAGCTTATACCATTATTTTGCTGGTAAAATACTTGAATGGTCTGATGAAACATTACCACCGACGCCATTAACAAATGGATCGTATGAAAATGATGTAAGAAACAATATTGTTCTTACAAAACAAATTCAATTAAATGATGTTTCTCTTGCGGTAAGAAGAATCAATTGGGCTCTTAATACTGCATATGATATGTACGATGATGCTATTTCTGCAGATAATCCAGGAGTTACTGGAGCAGAAAGTTTAGGAGATGCAAATTTTTATGTTTTAAATTCAGAATATAGAATTTATAAATGCATCTTTAATAATAATGGCGAAGAATCGACAATAGAACCAACCGGGACTAGTACTTCTTATATTGAAACCGAAGACGGTTATGTTTGGAAGTTTATGGGAACTCTTCCCCTTAGTCTCCAAAATAAGTTTTTGACTTCTGCATTCATGCCCGTAACGAAGTCTGTGAAAAACCAGTATTATTCTGGTGGTTCTATTATTGGCTATAATATTTTAGATGGTGGTTCAGATTATGTAGATGGTGAAGCTTATGCTGTTGTAAATGGTGACGGTACTGGTGGATATTCAAATCAATTTGAAAACACTAGATATAATGTAACTGTTGATATTGGTCAAAATAATTACGGTTATAGCATAAATAAAATTTATTTTAATAATAATCTTGTTTCTTCAATTAATGTTTTTGAAGAAACAACTTATTTTTTTGATGTTTCAGATCCTTCTAATGCTGGTCATTTATTAAAATTTTCTGATACTGAAGATGGAACACACAGTGGTGGAACTGAAATAACAACTGGAGTTGTAAGAATTGGAACACCAGGACAAAATAACTCTGAAGTAAGATTAACTATTCCAGAAAGTAATTCGTACTCAGAAATTTATTATTATAATGAAACTACTTCTGGATCTGGTGGAAGAATTCACATTGCAGAAAATCTTCCACAATACCAACCACAAATAGATTTAATTATTGAAGCTGGTGTAATTACAGCATTGCGTATTTTGGATCCAGGATATGGATATACTGATGCGCAATTAGTTGTTGAAACTGGACCTAGTGATACTGGATCTGGAGCAAATATTACTCTTAATTTATCAAGCGGTGATCTAAATACTCAACAAGCAAATGTTGAGTTATTAGCAACTCCCGGCGCATTAAGTTGGATTAATATTGATAACGCTGGATCTGGATACACAAATCCAGTAATTTCAATTACTGGTGATGGTACTGGAGCACAAGCAGCTGCGACTGTAAATGCTAATGGAGAAATACAATCTATTTTAATTACAAATTATGGTTCTGGATATTCTTACGCTAATGTAGAAATAACTGGTGGAGCTGGTACAAGCGCAGTTCTTAGAGCTATTATCTCGCCAAAAGGTGGACATGGATCAAATATGCCTAATGAGTTATGCGCCAATATTGTTTCATTCTATGGTGCTTTTGAACAAGAAGAAATTGATGGATTTGAAATTTCTAATGATTACCGTCAAATTGGAATCATTAAAGATATTGCAGAATATGGCGAACTAATTAAGAGATATAATAATAATGTTGGAACATCATTATGGAAATTAGAAGGTATTATTGATCCAGCTAATTTTCCAATTGATTCAGAAATTTCTAATACATTTGCAACTAAAGTATTAAAAGTAGCTGCTGTCAAAACTGATGAAATGTTAGTTCAATCATTAAATGGAAGCGTTCCTACAGCTGCGGACACATACCAATTAAATGGAAATTCTTTCTCAGTAACATTAGTTATTAATCCAACAATCAACAAATTTTCAGGTGAAATGCTTTACATTGATAATAAGCTAGCATTTACTCCATCGGATGAGCAATTCGTTGTAGTTAGATCTTTTATCAGATTTTAACTTATAAATAATATTAATAGAAATTTAGCTAGAGTGCGATAAAAAATGACAATTAACTTTAATTCAGATCCGTACTATGATGATTATAGTGAGCTAAAAGACTTTTACAGAATTCTGTTTAGACCAGGATTTGCTGTACAAGCAAGAGAGCTTACACAAATTCAAACCATATTACAAAACCAAGTAAGTCGTATTGGTGACCATTTTTTCAAAAATGGTTCTCAAATTATTCCTGGATCGGTGAATGTTGATAATGAAGTCCATTTTGCTAAATTAAATACTACTCAAAATTCTATTGAAGTTAGTACTTATTTAACTCAATTTCAAAATAAAATTATTATTGGTGCAACATCAGGAGTTACAGCTGTTGTATTAGATTCCTCAGAATGTGGATGTGTCATTGACGATGCTATTCCAACTCTATATTTTAAATATGAATCAACAGCAGCTGATGGTGAAACAAAAAGATTTACTCCTGGAGAAGAATTAATTGCTTATGCTGTAGATAATACTGCTGCTAATAATTATAGACTTACTACTGATCAAGCTTCTGATTTAACTGTAACTATTTCTGCTCCAGTTGGAAATACAACTTATACTAATGACGCAGAAACTGATGTTATTGGTAAAGGTTTTGTCGTAGAAGTAAAAGAAGGCATTTATTATATCGATGGCCTTTTTGTTCGTAATGATGAGCTCCACCTTTATATTGGACGTTTTTCTAATAATCCCACAGCTCGTGTTGGATTTAAAGTAGTAGAAGAAGCAATTGTTCCAGAAGTAGATACAACTTTATTAGATCCTGCTCAAGGCTCATATAACTATACTGCTCCTGGTGCTCATAGATATAAAGTATCTTTAGAGCTCGCAGAGCTAACCGAAGAATCTAGCGGCTCAGATAACATTAAATTTATTGAACTTATTCGTATTAAAAACGGCGAAGTTCAACATAAAATTTCAAAAACACAATATGCAGAATTAGAAAAAACATTAGCGCGCCGCACACATGATTTAGCGGGTTCTTATGAAGTAAATAAATTTAAATTGTCAAAAAGAGAGCATTTAGATGATGGTTCTAATTTTGGCGTATATTCAGCTCCAGATGGAGATGTAGATAAACTTGCTGTAAGTGTAGATCCTGGTAAAGCGTATATAGAAGGTTACGAAGTTGAAGCAACTGCTGCAACGTTTTTAGATGTAAATAAATCACGTGGGGTAACTCACATTGATAGATTAGCAGATCAACCAATTGGAACTTCAATTGGTAATTATATTATTATTGATAATGTAAAGGGTGGATATGCCGACATTGAAAACTTTGAAACTGTAGATCTTGTTTCTAATTATACATCTCTAGGTTCTAACAATCTTTCAGCAACTGATACTCAAAAAGTTGGAACAGCTAGAGTAAAATCTTTTGAATGGCATTCTGGAGATTATGGATCTGAACCACAGTATAAGGTAGGCTTATTTGATATTCAATTAAGAGCCGGAAGATCGTTTACAGATGAAGTTAAAGGTATTCGCCGCCAAACAGCTGGATTAGGTGGAACAACTACTTTTGGTGGTAATATTGTTCCAGATCAAGATACAGGGTATATTACCGGCACTGCAACTAATGATCCTACATTTACTGGAAGTGGTACTACATCTATTTCTGGTACTGGTACACTTTTCTTAGGTGAAGTAGATATTGGCGATGTATTAGTTATTGATGGAGAAGTAGTAGGAACAGTATCAAATATTAATGCTAATAATGATATTCTTGTAAACAATCCATCTTCTAATGCGTTAGAAGGAAGAATTCAAGTATTAAAAGCAGTACTTAACGATTCTGAATATCCAAATTTATTATTCCCTGTTGGCTACCAGTTTGTTCAAACATTAAATGAAGAAGATGGTACAAGACAAGCTACTCTTAGCGTAAGAAGATCTATTACAGAAACTACAGACGGTGGTGGAACTTGGTCTCATACTCTTACTAATCCAAGTGAAACATATCTTTCAGATCAAAATTTGCAAAATTATTCTTTATTTAATGAAACTTCTGGTGCCGTTATTGATATTGACTCAGGAGATATTTCTTTTGATTCTGACGCAAATCGTAAAACTGTCTATATTTCTGGACTTTCAAACTCAACGGCGTATACATTAATTACAACTGTTAGGCAAACTGATACGCAAGGAGCCGAAAGAACTAAAACATTAACAGCTGGGTACGATCAAGAAATTACTGGAAAGAAAACAGTAACAGCAGAAAGAATTACTTTAGATAAAGCTGATGTTTTAAGAATTACAGATATTAGAGTAACTCCTGGAGATTATGACACTTATAACTCTTTAAATTCTATTTCTATTTTAGATAATTATACATTAGATAATGGCCAAAAACCAACACACTATGAAGCAGCATCTCTTGTACTAAAATCTGGAAGAAAAGTTCCCTCTGGAGCTTTACAAATAACAATGGATTATTTCGCTCATGGAGCAACGGGCAACTATTTCTCAGTTGATTCATATACACGTCCAGATAACCCGGCGGTTGGTATCGACTATGAAGACATTCCATCTGCCGTTTTAGAAAACGGTGAAACTATTCGTTTGTCTGATGTATTAGATTTTAGACCAATTTTAGGTGGTACTAATACTGTATTAAATGAGCTTCCAGCTATTGGAACTGATTTAGAAACATCAATAGCTTATTACTTAGCACGAGTAGATAAGATTGTTTTAAGTTCTACTGGCGAATTTAAAGTTATTGAAGGTGTTCCAGCATTAAATCCAAAAGAGCCAAATGATCCAAAAAGCGGCATGGTGTTAGCAACAATTTATGTTCCTCCATATACATTAGATGTTGCAGATACAAAACTTCTACAACGGGATAATCGCCGTTATACTATGAAAGAGCTTGGTAAATTAGAACGCCGTTTGTCTTCTATGGAAGAATACGTTGCATTAGATAAATTAGAAAAATTAACCGCAGATCTGCAAATTATCGATCCAGAAACTGGAATTGATAAATTTAAAAATGGTTTTATTACTGATCAATTCGGCGGCCATTCTCTTGGTGACGTAAAAAATTCTGATTATAGAGTTTCTGTTGATAAACAAAATAAATTATTACGCCCAATGCACTTTACAACATCATTAGATATTTTAGAGGATGTTTCTTCTCAAGCCGAAAGAGAAGCAGCTAGCTGGCAAAAAACCGGTGATGTAATTTCTTTACCATTTACCGAAACATCGATGATTTATAATCCGTATGCTTCACGCACTATTGATGTTAACCCATATAAGATTGGTGCTTTTAAGGGTGAAATTGCACTAAACCCAGAAGGTGATAACTGGAAAGATACTGATCGTCGTCCAGATTTGGTTGTTACTGATGATAATGGTTATGACGCAATTAAATTTCTTGCTGATGAACTAGGAGTTACTGGTGCCCAATGGAATGAATGGGAAAATAACTGGACAGGTTCCTCTTCTACAACTGCAACATGGCAAACTGGTGATCCGAACCGTAGAAGACAAACTGTAACTGGCTATGAACAAACTATTACGACTGCAACTGGTACAGCGTCAAGAACAGGAATTGATACACAATTATCTGGTTCTGTAAATGCTCAAGACTATGGCGACCGAGTTGTTGATCTTTCGTACATTCCATATATGAGATCGCGGCCTGTTGTATTCACTGCTAAAAACTTAAAAGCAGATACCAAGTTTTTCCCATTCTTTGATAATAAAGATGTAAATTCTTATATTATTCCAGCTCAAGTATTTAACGTAAGAGTTTCTACTGGAGCCACATATATTGATTTTAATCCTGTTAATTTGCAAAATGGTATCGTTAGTGATTCTTATGAAAGAACTGAAAATGGAAAAGTTGAACCAGCATATGCTATTGGCGACATAGTAAAAAATACTAATCATACTGCTACAAATATAAGTAATATAGTATCTGGTTTAGCTTCTACTGATATTGATGTTACAGTAGAAGTTGATTCAAACATATTACCAGGTCATCATATAATTCTGTATAATTTAGCTCCCACAAGAGAAATTAATTCTTCACTAGTAGAAAATTTAAATATTCCAGAATCGACAATTTCTGATTACACAAAACCTACGTCAAAAGAATTAAATCTTATGAGATTTAAAGTTAAATCTATTAGTAATAATGTCGTAACATTAACTACAATAGATGGTTCTGATGTACCTTCATTTGAAGGATACGACTCTACAGCTTGGACAGCGCCAGATGCTGGTAAGTTACTAAGACTACAGGCCTCAGCAGTTGTTGCTTTTGAAGGAGTTCTTGATGATGAAACAGATTTAACCGGATCTTCAAGAGATATTCATCTCGTAAATATTAAAAATGGG